ATCAGTAGGATCAGACGGATCAGATCCCTTATAAACAGCGACTTCACCGTTACTTGTAACAAATACGGCTAAGTCATCGACACCGTATCCAGCGTCAATAGTCCAAGTTCCCATCGCCTGTAAGTAGCCGCCCTTTTTAAAGATGCCGCCAAGGGGGAACTCAGTTACCGCACCGTTGATCGAGTCAACAGGCAAGTACCAAAAACTAAGGGAGTTCTTTTCTACAAAATACAGACGCTCTTTAAACAAGTTGATATAAGCGAATGTATTGGAATTTAGACCTGTAATGTAATAGTCAATTGTGTAAGTGCCTACAGTCGATGCATCTCCGCTAGGGGCGGTAGTCATCGTGTAAGTAAAGGTTGTCGCATTTGTAACTGTGATGCGGTAAGTACCATTAAATTCTGCTGGTACTGCGCCAGCTACAGTAACCGTGTTGCCTGTAACCAAACCATGTGCGCTGGCAGTAACTAGGGTAGCAGTTAGGTTACCCGTGCCACCTCTAGTGATGCTTGAAATAGTTTGCGCTGTGCTTGTTGTTGCGCTTCTTGACCAGCGTGTACCGTCATAAACCACCATCGGATCAACACCGTTAACGGCTGGCATAAACGAACCGCCAGCAGTAGTAATCATGGAATGAATCCACTTACCATCGGTGTTACCTGTCAGACTTTGGGTAGCTGTAGAAGTGCTTGCATCGTAAATAATGGTAGCCGTAGACGCAAACAGCTTCGTAGTCGTTGGGCTAGAGTAGTTCATCAAGGATAGGACTGCGCCCGTAATCCCTGTTGAATACTTTGTGTAGCCCTTACGCATCGTGACATCGGTAGGCGTAGGAAAGAAGTTGACCATCTGAACCGCATCGAGCGGGTTCATCTCAGCCAAAGAATCCCTAGCATTCCAGCCACCAATTGGGGCGGGTAATGAGGTAGTTGTAGCGGTAAACTTCTTAGCGACCGCCATAATTAGCTACCGTAGCCAGTATCAGGAATGTTTGCGTAGCCGATGAGAACTTTGCTTGGGTATGGCGCAAAGGATAGGGTGGCTGAACCCTTGTCATTAGCCTTGGCAATACTTAGATACCGCATATAGTCTTGCATCAATGCTGTCGTATCAAACGACTTGATTTGGAAATACTTAAGTTTTGTGGCTAAAACCATGACCGTATCGTCAAACACCGTGGTGTCTGTGTCAGCGGTAAAACTATTTTTAACTTGGTCAGTAGCACTTCTTGCCCAGCCTTTAGAGCGGTACTCAAAACCTAAATATTCTTGCGTGTTGTATGGTGGCCATATTTGGAATTGACCACCTAAGATGCGCCAACGAATCCGTGGGCCTGTCGAAATGTAACCTGACTTAAGCCATTGCCATTGCTGTGCGTCTTCTGGCCCCAACATTTGCCAATGTTTGGTCTTATCCCAATGAGTATTATCGGTAATAGTTTCAAAGTCAGGTGGCAATGGATACTTTGTTTGTGAGAATGTAACAGTACCACCGATGCTACTAGCCGATGCAAGCTGGCTAACACGAACAGTAGAACCAGTTACGCTCTCAACATAAGTATCTTGCGGAACATTCGTACCGACTACGGAGTAATTGCTATTTAGACCTGTGACATTACCAACATTTAATAAGTCGTAAGTATTGTTGATAGTGTCGCAGGTGGTAGTAATTGCTGTGGTGTAGAAGCGGTACTCTAATTCCAAAGCTTGCCAGTCATGCTCCTTAACCAAATCGTACCCAGCACGGTTCATCAAAGCTAGGACTTGTTGCACATCCTGATTTGTATTGCCTTGCACATAAGTAGGAACAGCTAAGTTTAGTTCAGCGGTAACTTGCTGTACTAATTGGAGCATGGTTGATGACATAATTAAGCTTCCTCTGTGGCTACCGCTTTTTTACGGGATTTTTTTTCACCAACAGCGGCAAGTATAGCGGCCATCTGATCTTGCATTTGAGCCAGCTTCGCATCTGTTTCTGCTTTTATTTTAGCAGTTTCTTGCTCCTTTTTGGCAAGTTCTTCACGCAAAGAATTTAATTCTTGATCCCGTTTATCGGTTTCAGCGGAAGCGGTTGCTAGATTTAAAAATGACTTTGCCTTGTCACGGAATGCGTAGGGTGACATTCCTGCCGCCATACCCATGCGCTGTAACTGTTGGTCAGATGCGTGTGCAATAGACTCTACGGTGTGAAACTTCATAGCCCTTAATTCTTCGGCTTGGCTTTTTGAAACAATTGGCCATTCCGATACGGGTGTACCGACAATCTCAGGTTCGTTTGCGCCTACACGATTCATGTAGTTTGCCCATTGAATAGGGAAACGCTGTTTATGGCTAGGTAGCGCATAAGTGTCGATTTCGGTTAGGGTATCGCCAGCAACGCAGATATGTATAAAGTCAAACTCTTTAAATATGGGTCTGCCAGCTTCTATGGATTCCTGCTCTTGCTGTACTGGTCGCTTGTAGAAGCGAACCTGTAAGCGGCTATCCGCATTTTGCTCATCTGATGGTAATGCCATTTTTAATTCTCCTAAGGTATTAGGTTGTTAAAAGATAAAAAGGGGCTACCAGTTACGGTAACCCCTCGTTTTTACTACAAAAAACTATTAAACACTAGCTTTGCTGAACCAAGCATAATCACCTGAAGCTACGGCAACGGCTGGACTTAGATAAGTACCACCTGAAGCTGTAACAACAAATGTTGAAGCGTTGATAGAGCAAGTTGCTGTAGAAGCTGTAATAGCCGCACCAGCAACGCCTAGTACATAACGCAGACCGTCAGAGCCAAACACTTGTGATCCGAGTGGGCCGTTAACGGGTACGCCAGTACCAGCAGAGTTTGGATTGGTTTCTACAACCGCATCCAAGTTAATGCCTGAGGTTGGGGTAATGTTATATGACATAATATTTTTCCTTTCTGATCAATGGATTAAGCCGTACCAGTCAAGATACCTTGCAATGAAGCATTCGAGCAAGTAAGGTTACCGGCCCAGCCATACAGCTTCACAATCGCATCTTGGTTAATCGACTGACGCTCACCACCGATAGGAACAAAGTTACGCTCCTTGTGTGGGCGCAAGAAGATGTAGTTGGTGTTCAAGAGATACATATAAAGTGGATTCTCTTGTGCGCCAATACCGCCACCGAGTACAACATCGGCAGACATACCGCCACCATAGAACTTCAAGGATGCAAAGCCAGCCGCACCTTCATCTACGCCAGCGATACGCTGAATAGCCTGAAGTGATGCAACATAGCGTTGATACAGGGTGCTACCTGAAACAATGAGGTCTACCTTATCAGTTCCACGAACAGACTTGATTGCGGCAGAAGTCATAGCGGCTTGAATCACCAAAGATGTGTCAGCACCTGTGGAAGATTGGTTCTGCCAAAACGCCCAGTTTGCACGGTTAATGCCACCGTATGTGCCTGTCGTATTAGAAACAGGAACAGCGGCCGCCAATCCAGTAATGTTCTTACCACCATTACCAGTACCGTCACCATAGATGTCACCCGAAATGCGGTTCAATAAACGGGCTTCAGAAACTTGCATACGACCATCTAACAGATCGATGATTGCTTCTTTAGAACTGTTTTGCAACATTTCTAGACCGCTCATGGTTACAGAGTCAGCATACTGAGTAATGCTGAACTGTGCCGCAGAAATGGGGCTATCAGGGGTGATGTTCAGCACCTCATAGCCACTATAGCTGTTAGCGTTATTTGTTGCATTCTGTTACTTCGGCTTTCGCTTACTGACCATTTTCATGGCGGGGTATGTTCTTCGACTTACCCTCTAGGACTTCTGCTAACTTAAGTTATATCCTAGTTCAGACTATCGCACCACCTTTGCAGGTGTTTTCTCACTTAGTCGTTCACGGTGCTTTTTATCGCTTCCGCCCTGTTGTCCCCTTCGGGAGTTCCAAGTCAATCAGAGAAAATTATTCAATTTGCGTTTTAATGCAAAAGGCCGCCACCAATTAACGGATCGTTGTACATAATTTCCTCGAGGATTACATTACCCCCGCTGAAAGGCCGTACATTGCCTTTTGAGTTTAGACGCTGAAGAACAGCATTGTTCTGCGTCAAGTTGTCGGCCAATACACCGCTACGGCTTTGAATGGTAGTAGCGATAATATCGGTAATTGCTGAGTTAGCAAATGCCATGATATTTCCTTTATTAAGTTAAGTTAAACCCTACCGCCCTCTGCATCGGCTAAGTTAGCCATCAGCAATGAGCGTCTGTCCTTTGCATCTGCTTTCGACACTTGCCCGCTAGGTGTAACGGACTTCGGACTAACAGCAGTTGCTTTAGCTTTTGCTACTTGCTGTGCCTTAGATGCTTGGGTACTGGTCGATTTTAGGAGTCGTTCCTGATCTAACCTATACGCTTCATCGTTTATACGCACCGCTTTTGCATAAGCCGTTTCAAGGTCTTGGGCTATACCTCGCTCAAGTAATTGAGCCATGTCTTCCCTTACCATGTCAAAGTGCGGAAACCGCTCCTTGTTACTACTTACCCGCTCGATTTCTGACATCAAACGGGCATTTTCTTCTTGCTCCCGAATCGCTGACAGTTGTTGCACCTGCTGTTGTGTTGCCTGTAGCTGTTGCATTAACTGCTGTTGATACGGATCTACATACGCCTGTTCAGGCATTTGTAAGCTATCTGAATTTAATTGTATTCCATAATCTTGGGCAAGTCTATTGAACGCATTTATCTTTTGTTCGTAAGTTCCGTTAGCTAATGTGTAATGCGCCCGACCTAAACTTTGTATCCACGCTACTGGGTGAATGCCGTGCTTTTGTAGTTCAGGAACGAATGGGCCTATCGCTTCAGTTAACTGTCTAGCGTTGTCAGCTTCTGCTTTGTAGGCAGATACACCTTTTTTGTATTCGGCTTCACGCTGGTTAGCGTATTCAGCAAACTTAACAAAGTCTTCCTTGTTTAGCTTTTCGCCTTTCTCCATCTTATCCCAAATCTCAACATACTCTTTCTTCCAAGTTGTTGGGCGTTTTACTTCTTCAGCCACAGCAGAAACTTCTGCCACAGGTTCAGATTCTTCAACGGGATCGGCTTCGTTATCGGTTTCTTCGGACTTACTTTTGAAGCGACCTTTTTCGTCACGGTCACTACTTTCTTTAGGGGTGTCTTCTTCGCTACTTTCTGCTTGGATTGGATCGTCATTTACTTCAATCTCCTTTTCGATAGGTGCTTCAAGTGTGCCTT